GAAGTTTCGTTGAGCTATATTCAGATTTAGCAGATTACGAAGAAAGACCAATGAGAGAATACAACTATTATTGAGGATTGTATGATACAAAAAATCAAAAATATATTAAGTAAAATTAAAAAAAGATTGTTTGGAAAAATTTGTGAGTGCCTGCCGAAAAAGAAAAGAGGACCCGGAAGACCACGAAAGAATAGTTAATGGCATACGAAGAAGAAGATTCAGGGATAGGGCTTGGTAAAGTTGCTGCAGGTATAGGAGCATTAGGTGCTGCTGTTGTTTTTCGTAAAAACATAGGTAAGTTTGCAAAAGAGTATTACAAGAATTTTGTAAAAGAAACAAATCCTAATCCTGACCCTGTTGTTCCTGCATTTAAAAAAGAGGTCCAGCCAAAAACAGAACGCTTGCCAGAACCAGCTGCAGCTAATAAATCCTTACCTGATAACGATGCACAATTTGCTTTACAAGTAAGACAAGCAACAGGTGGACCACTTACTGAGCAAGATAAAGCAAGACAAATAATTATAGAACAAAAAAAAGCTGACACAAAATTTTTAAATCAACAAAAAGAGATGATTAAGAAAAAACCTCTTACATTAGGAGGTGCTGCAGAAGACAATGACATGTATGGTATAGGTTCTGTTCTGTATGATTACTTAGTAGCAAATACAAAAGATGCTGGTCCTCAAACTGTACAACATTGGAAAAGAATATTTAGTGGAAAATTAAAACATGATTATATGGCTATTAATAGGAGAGTTCCTGCAACGATTACAAAACAAGAAATTGCTGACACAAACATTGCTAGATTTGATGAGCAAGGAAATTTGATTGACGGGTATTTAAAATATATAGAGGACATGAATCGAGGCTCAAAGAATCCTATAAAAATATCTCCAACAACTTTATTAAAATTAATAAGAAACGCACCTGCAAATAATTTAATAACTATGGAATATAACTCAGCTAATTTTGCAGAAGAAGGAGGAAGGCTTGCACAAACTGCATACGATATAACAAAAAAAGTATTATTAGCCGACAAAGGCATTCAAGGAAATTTTTTTGTAGATAATGCTGCATTGTCAAGTGTATTAAAAATAGCAAGGTACGATAATCGTAATATACCAAAAGCAAATTTTAGATATTCTAATTTAGATCAAATATTTAACCAGTCTATTATAAGTAAAAATTACTATGCTAATGCAGGAAGTTTTGGTTCTAAAATGCTAGGAAGAGTAAACGGAAGAACACAATTATCTGTAGATGACTCTGATGCAATGCTACCATTAGATAATGTTGCAACCCCAGCTTTAGCTTTAACAGCAAAATTAAAAACTTTTAAAAATGCTATAAGAGACGAAAGTGTTAAAAGTATTGAAAATGATAAAATAATAAAATTTTTTGATTCACCAGCCACAGCATTAGGAAAAGGATTTGAAGGAACAGATCCAAATATTACTGTTGGAGATGTTATTGACCAAACGCATGCAGCTTCTTTAAGATTTAACAAACGTATGAGTTCTTTTCAAAAAGCAAAAAATGGAACTCCTCCTGGTAACATGGATGAGCCTGTAAGTTCTTATTTTAATTTGTTAGAAACAAGAGGGCCAGATGGTAAAATGAAAAGTGTAAGCCCTTTCAATGAATATCCAGAGTTGTCTAATTACAGAACCTATGGACCTGAAAATTTTTTTGAAACTGTAATTTTAATCAATCCAAAAATTTATAAAAAAGTAAAGGATCAAATTCCTACTTTTAATCTTAACCCTGTCTTAGATAATGTAAAACATTTTAACAGAAAACTTCCTACAGGAGAAATTATGGATGCACAAATGCTACATATACGAGGAGGTGTGCGTGCAGTACACCCTACTTTTGGAGGCAAGACTATATCTATTGATGAGCTTCAAGACGATATCGGGCAAAGTATACAAAAACAAATTAAAGCAGATCAAATTAAAGATGCTGCAAGAAGATTTAAAGCAGAAGAAAATAAAAGAAGAATAGCAGAGGACATAGAACCTATAGATGATCAATGGGTAAGAAGAAAATTTTTAGCTTCACGTACTAGAGAAAATGTAGACGCAAATTTTAAAGAAAGTGGTCGTGAGTTAGACCCAGGAGATGCAAAAGATGCAAAACTAATGAAAGAGCCTTTAATTCCTGATAGTGAAGTTGTTAGATTATATTCAACACCAGCAATGGATTTACCTAATCCAACAGAGTTTATGTTTGATGAAGCAAAAAAATTAAGTTTGCAAAGAAATTTATTTAATTTAGACGATATAAATGCAAATATGTACAGAGATAGATTACTTACTGTTGCAGAAGAAATGAATGACATCGCTAAATTAGGATCAGAAATGACACCTAAAGATGTTAAAAAATATAATGACTTAAAAAATCAATTTTTTGATATTAAAAAAATAATTCCAGATGTAAGTCAAATCAAGCAAAGCAAATATACTTATAAACCTAT